TCCTGTGCAAGCTTTTGTCTTTCTGTCTCTTGCTGCGATATCGTAACTTTTATGGCCATTACAGTTGCTCCATTAAGTTCTGTATTTTTAGAACTCTTCTTACCATCTGATTGTTTATATTTTGTTTTTTACACTCTTCTAGAACATTTAAAACTTCTTCTAATTTAGATTTACTTTCATGATCTTCATCAATGTGCTCGCTAATCTTTTCTTTAAGTCTTCCAACTTCTTCATTTAGGAAAATCTTAAATTGAAGACCATTATCGGAAAATGAAGTTATATAATTTCCTAAGAGCTGTTTTTGCTCTTCTAGCAAATCACTGGAGTATGTTGAATTATACTTTTGCAGAAAAGTTTTAAAAGTTAAATTATCAATCTTTGGCAATCTAGCTTCCTCATTAAGGAGTTTTTCGCTCTTTAGCATGTCAACAACCTTTGATTCTATAACAAGACGAGATTTTGCTTTCATATCTTCATTATTAAAATATTGATATATTGTAGCTACTTCTTTATAATGTGGAACAAAATTCTCAAAAACATCTTTTGATATAGTTTTATTAATTTTATTAATTAACTCCGTTTGTGTATTAAAAACTAGTTTACGATCTAAGCTCAAAAAGTCTTTTTTCACTTCAATAGCTAACTTCTCTGCTGCTTTTTCATTTAAAGAACGATTTTCCAATAAGACTTTATACAAACTTAATTCTTCGTGCAATATGGATGATTTATGAAAATATCTCTTTAATAAATTTAAAACTTTATTTTTGTTTTCTTTTTCTTTTGAAATTGTGCACCTTGTCATTTCTTTAATCAAGGACTCAAAAAGAAAGAAAGTGTTTCGTTTTTTATTATGCTTAAATTTCATATTAGTTTTTTCCATTATCTTCAAGTTGATTAATTAAGCTTTGTATTTCATAATTAATTTCAAATAAATTTTGCTCTTCTTCTTTATAAGTAGAGTCTAAGTTTTCATAAATTCCATTACCAGTGCGATCTAGTTCGCGTTTCCCTGGGAATGTTTCAGGAATTTTTGACCTGTCAGTATTTCTTTGGCCAACTTCAGGTGTTGCTTTTCGGCGATAACTTACCTTTCTTCTGCCTATAGAATTTTTGTTAGAGCCACTCTTGTGAGATTTTCCTTTTTTAGATACAGTCATTTTGTCATCCCTCTTCGCTGGTGGGGGAGGAGCGTCTGGGGTCGCGAGTAGAGCACCGGGCTCGGGCTCTTCTGCAGCTGGGGCGTCTAATTCAGGAGTATCAGCTGGTTCGTCTGGAGTGGCTGGCGCATCAAGATCCAAGCCAGCATCTAAGTCTGGTATGCCACCACCTAAATCATCAGCACCTCCAGAAGCACCTGAAGCAATTGCTAGCTCTAAAGAAGATTCAAACTTTTTATCGTGATATAATTCTCTTTGAATTCTAATCATCTCTTCAGATGGTAAATTAAATAAATTCTCAGAGACCCACCGCTTGCTGAAGTATCCTTCAGTAGCTGCGCTAGCAATATCAAACTTTGTTTTCCAATGCTCTAGTTCTTGAAGTTCTGCTAATCTGGATGGATTATTTAAAGAAATCTTAAATGATAGAAGGTCGCTTCCTCTATAGCCTAAAGTAAACAAATGGATAATCCCTACTTTCTCTAACTCTGATAGGACAGCACGCTGTAATCTTTGAATTGTTCGTGCAAAGCGAATATCTTTTTGTGCTAATGTATTTTTGTCTTCTTCTGCGCCGTCTCCGCGAGCCAAATAAGAAGCAGGTATCTTTAAAGCTGCAAATAATTTATCTCTTAAATACTTAACATCATCTATATCACCAGTATATGTGCCGCCAGGCAGAGACTCAACTCTAGATGACTGACCGCCTCTAACAGGAATAAAATAATCTTCTTCAACGCTCATTGGGTTATAACGCAAATCAACGCGGCCTGTGTCGGGATCAACAACTTGATTCCTTTTCATTTGTGTAACAACTTTTTGCATGTATGATTCTACATCAGGTGCATTGATTGAACCAACATCAATGTAAAAAACGCGGCGCTCAGGAGAGCGAACAATTCTATACGCCATCATTGCATCTTCAATAAGAGTGAGCTGCCTCCAGATACGACGAGCAGGCTCAAGCACTGAAGTGCCGTATGGCGCAAATTTATCATTGCCCAAAATCCTGAAATGTGCCACTTGCCAATTTTCAAAAGTCATCGCGGCTGAATTCCATTGAAATTGAATATAATTTGGATTTGTCTTATCTTCACCTTCAATTCTTTCAACCTCTGCTGGAGGCAATCCAGTCACATATTTGACACCCTCATTTTCATCAATATCTAAGTAAAGAAAAAAGTCCCCATATTTACACATTGTTCTGCACCAGCCAAATAAGTTGAAGTCTATGCTCAACACATTTTGATACAAATTATCTAATACTAATTTAATCTCGTCATTCGGACAGTTGATCGTCATCAGAGGGGTTAAATATGTAGAAGTCGTCATCTCATCAGCATAGATATCTAATGCTGAGGCGATCTCTGGTGTATATTCCATCTGGTCAAAATCAACATATCTCTCGCCTCTATTTTGATTTGTCATATACGCGGCTTGCATAGCCTCGTAAGGACTTCTTTCATCTTTTTTGAATGCCTGTCCGCTTGCAGATTTAAACCTAGCTTGGTATCTATCAAGCTGATTTCTTCGTAATCGTCGTGGACCTTGCCTTCTATAGTCAACTAGTGGGCCAGAGAGCAAGCGAGTTAATTTTTTAAACAGTGTACTTTGTTGATTCTTAGGATTTTTTGTTTCTTGTTTTATAGCCATTTATTAACCTTTTATTAACCAAATAAAATCTTGATATTTTTTCTTTTCAGAGTCTTTTAAAACTTTTTTGTGTCCTTGCATGCCTGGTATGGTTGACTGTAGGTTAACAGAAGTTTTTATCATTGAATTTAAAAAAGCTTTTTTGTACTCAACTTCTCTTTGATTGATATTAAAAACTGTATCTCTAACCCAGCACCCTATTGCACAAGATGTTATTAGGTCATCGTTGTACTTTTTCATCGCTTGTGGCTTGCCATTCTGCCAAATGAATGTTTTCATTTCATTATATAATCTTTTTGAATATATTTTAATTAGTTTATTTCTAACTAATTCTTCCATTTTTGCCATAACCAAGGGCCTAGTCTTTGTTGTCATGCTAAAACCGGGTACGGCGTTGTTAGCATGTTGGCCTGTTACGGGATCAACATAATCATGGCTAGATTTATAAGAGTAGTATAAGTTTGGATAACCAGCCTCTTGTATTTTGTCTAAAACTGTCCAGCCTACTGAATTGTTTTCAACGACCAATATACAATTTCCATACTCCGAACCTACTTGCTGCAGCAGATTGGCAAATATATCAAGCGTTGGCTTACCTTGATATTCGGCTACAAGCTCCATTGTCTCAACACTGAATACATGAAAAGCGGAATAATCTTTTCCATCTCCCCTGGCAACGTCAGCTACCAATAAGTAAGAATTTTCAGGATTATATTCTTGCCATATCCAAAAATTTCTATCAAAGCCAGTTCTATGTTTTGGCTCGCATAGCCCACCTTCTATTCTAGACATGTCATCTGGATGAAACACTGTTTCGCCAGACATATTAAAATTACATTCAAGCTCTTGGGCTATTTGACGACGAGACATATTTCTCGTTTCTTTTTCAAACCACTCTTGATCACGATCAGGGTGAACATCCCATGGAAGACAGGTAGAGAAAAAATCATTTTTACCTTCCTCTGAGTCAATATAAGTTTGATGAAACCAGTTGCCAACACCGTTTGGAGTTGAGAGAGC